CGAGAAGAGCGGAGCGGAAAAGAAAACCGCCGCTACCATGTTAGCCCAAGCCTCTAGTCTAAAAGAGGCCATAACCGTGCTAGAAGAAGGCATGAAGGGGACAATGGCGGATTACACCATAGCCTCTGTCACGGAGACAATGATCATGGACGTGTTCCCGTTCAACGCGGATGTCAATAAGAGAGTTGTAGATATCGATAAAAAAGAGATAGAGAAATCATTGTCCGACACCTCTAAATCAATAGAGGATAAGATGAGAGAGTGCAAGGATATCATAACCCGTGATCCCAAGGAAGGGGACGGAGATCTCATTACGAGAACGCAATCCTTCATCAGGCAAAAGGCCGGGCATGACAAGAGCAAGTTCAAGGAGGCCGCAATAGAGATCGCCTTGCTCCAGAAATCACCAGCTTCCCAAGTATGGTTCATGGGATGTGGACAACTCTTAATTGAAGAGCTAGAGGTTTGATATTGATATTAGTGTGTTTTTCATGGTATTAGATTTAGTTTAGTAATGATTATCCCCGCCGCCCGTGAGGATATGCGGGGAATCCGGTTCCGTGGCGAAATAGAAAGACGCTAAATGTTGGTTTTGGAGTCAGCTCCACTTGGCGCGAACTATAATTAGTCATTTAAGAACCAATATTTGATACAGAGTTATAGCTTGGTAATACAGGTTTGAGTCCTGTCGGAACCACCAACAACAAATAACAATCATGGATTTCGGTAACGACATTCCGGATTACGATCCGGACGATTTTGACAATTACGATTATGAGTGACATTTTTCAAAGCCTGTTATTATCCTTCGGGGTGATAACGTTCATATTCGCTATCCTAGCGATAATTTTTATTGTATTAATCTTGATAGACGACAAGTACAAATGAGGAATATCGAATCACAGACCCAGCGAGCTTGCGTCAGATACTTCCGTCTCCAATACCCGAGATACGCAGGATGCTTCTTTAGCGTCCCGAACGGAGGACGGAGGGACACGGTAACCGGGGCTATACTGAAAGCGGAAGGGGCATTGGCAGGGGTCGCCGATCTGTTCCTGTCAGTCCCGAATAACGTCCATCACGGTCTGTACGTGGAAATGAAGACAAGAAAAGGCCGGCAACAGGACAGCCAGAAGGCATTCCAGAAGGCGGTAGAGGCTCAAGGGTACAGATATGAGATATGCCGATCGCTGGACGATTTCATTGCGCTTATAAAAGACTACTTGAATGGCTAAGAAACCTACCAAGCAACCCGAGCGTATCAGATGCGCCGATTGCGTGCACGGCAAGCCTCACAAGGGTCTGGCCGTATGGTGCGAGATATTGAACACCGGTAGGGTAGTTAACTCCCTACGGTATTGTGACAACTATAAACGATAACTTATATGAGAACTATCAAAGCGAACACTAAGGCAAACGGGGATATACTTCCGGAGCCTCAATTCAAGAGGATACCCGTAAGGGTTGACAAGAACACGATCATCCTCGTAAGGGAAGGTTTGAACGTGGAAGAGCATCTAAAAAGATTCAAGGAAAAGGATAACATTCCACCGGGATATATCCCGTGGTTCTAAAAAAACTTCAATTTGTTTGGTATTTAAAAAGAGCTATCAATATGATTAAATCATGATAATAGAAATCTTAAACTATCTAAGAGAAAAAAGAGACATCAAACTGAGGATGTCTCTTTTAAGCAAAGCTGGAGGATATACGATACAAGAACTCCCAATGGTATATTCATTCGTTCTAGGAGGTTTCCACTCCATTCTTGAACTAAAAGAGTTCAGGGAATGGAAAGAGCAAAAACGAGACAATGAGGTTATCGACCCTTCTCGACCGACACCGTTATAGCTTAATATGGAATCGAATTTAGAATGCGAACAAGATCTGTTTTATAACATGCGATGAAATAAAATTGATTATATTCTTTGCGTTTCGTCTTATATGCTTTACATTTGCATCAGAATTAGGCTCATGGCTACGCACATCCAATAGCGTCCTTGCAAATGCCGCTATTGAATAATGGATGTGTCAACCCTTGGGCATTTTTTTTCAAAAATACTGTCCATTGTTGAGCATGGTAGTGGTATGGTAACGCCACGATCGGATAACGGCCATAGCTGAACAGTGGATTTTTTTTGCGTTGCAAAGATTATACTAGATTAAGTGACTAATATTTCACATGATAACAATGGAACTTGTAGGAGCGGTAACAACATGTATAGTAGCCATTCTTGGAGGTGTCTGGTTTATGCTTCAAAAGGCATTTAGATTAGGGGAGCTTAATAAGGCATTGCAAGATATAGACAATCGCACTTGTAATGCTAAATGCGAGTTGCACGATAATGACATATCTGAGATAAAGAGAGATTTAACAGCCATAAAGGATGATATAGTGGCTATAAAATCAATCTTGATAATGAAACATAAGAACGCTTCAGATGTATTCTCTATGAAAAACAGTCCAAGGAAATTAAATGCGAACGGTGAAAGGCTATTCAAGGATATCAAGGGTGAGGAATTCTTGAGACAAAACAAAGATCTCCTTTTCTCTAAGATTGATCAGCAAGAGCCAAAGACCGCTTTTGACGTAGAGAACTATGCAAGCATGGTTTGCTACGCTATAACCGGTGATGATATATTCAACGGGATGAAAAACTTCGTGTACAACTCACCGACTTACATATTGAAGAATGACAAGGGGGATGACACCAAATATGACATATCTCTTCCGGATATATGTTTCGTCCTAAGCATACCTTTGCGTGACATGTACTTAGCGGAACACAAAGACATACCACAAGAGTAATCATAAGGTATACATAATCACTGGAGAGCGGACAAATTAATTTTTGCCCGCTTTTTGTTTGGCGTTTTGAATTTGAGTTGTATCTTTGCCTCATACTTCGCCAAAGTATGACATATATTGATTAGTGATGAGCGGCATTTATTGTGTCGTTTTGATTGCTTTATCATGCAAAGATATAAGCCGTCAGTATCCCGTTGGGCTGCTATCACTATTGATGTAGTCGTACTTTGGCGAGTAAAAGGGAGCTGGCGGCTTTCTTCATATATAAACTCAAATTTCATTCAACAATGCCAAAGTACAGTGAAATCGGAGTTAAGTCGAATAATAGTAAACTTATCTCATGGGCTACATTAGCCCGTATCTACAACGCATTACCCTGTGAGGTGTGCAAGTGTGAAACCATAGAAGACGCTAAAGCATATTCCAAGGCGTTGCTCTATTTACTATCCGCTTTATTTATCGCAGGATTGGAGAAAGGAGGTGCGCTATGAGTACTCCAACAGCACGTCAACAAACTATCAAGATCAACCGCCTATCCAAGGAGAACGACCGGCTTTCCAAGGAACTTGAGCACGTGAAAGAACAGCTCAGATGGTCACGCATCACGTCTTCGCAAGAGACGGAGCTAAAGAACTCATGCTTCTTCTTCATCGCCGCCAAGGGGCTATTCACCGAATGGCATGAGTGGCACGACAAGAGGATAACAGAGAGGTTGATGGACGAGATCAAGAGGACTATAAAATAGCCCTACCCTACTCACGTATTAAGATTTTAAAAGCCCCGGTCTAGGCCGGGGAGTATATTGTATTGTCTGTTTTTTTAATCAACTAATAATGATAAAAGAAATAAGTCCGAGATGGGTTAAAGCCATGAATCTATTTCATTCTAAGAAATACATTCAACAAGTAAAAGAAGATATAAGGCTACGCCCAGACATTCAAGAAAAGATAAAGGGCTTTGAAGATAGTTTTATAAAGTTTTCTGCTCTAGAGAGAGTGAACTTTGAAGCTGATATAGACGATGAGCTTAATGACTATCTTAAAAGAATGAGAATGTATAATACCAATGTAAAGAAATGGTATTCATTACGAGCGAAAGTCTTTAAACGAGATAATTTCACTTGTCAATATTGTGGGAAAATAGGAGGAAAGTTAGAAGCAGACCATGTTGTACCTTTCTCTAAAGGTGGTGGAGATGAGCTTTCTAATCTTGTAACGTCTTGCAGAAAATGCAATCGACAAAAGAAAGATAAATCAAAAGATGAATTTATGATATGGAAACAAGGAAAGAGTTAACGAGCTATTTTCCCCACGACAGTAATGCCAGAAACTCAGATAAGCTGATTCGTTTACGAATGAGGCATAAAGCCGCCGGATATGGTGTTTTCTTCATGATATTAGAACGTCTTAGAGAGGAGCCAAGCTATATGAGTGTCAAAGATTATAACATGATAGCCTTTGACCTTCGTGAGGACGCATCCTTAATAAAGTCCGTCATTGAGGATTTCGGGTTATTTGTCTTTACCGAGGACGGTAAGTACTTCTACTCCGAAAGCTTCAAGAAAAGAATGGAATTCAAAGACGATAAATCAAAGAAACGATCCGAGGCAGGGAAGATTGGTTTAGCTAAACGATGGGGTAAAAAAGAATCAGAAATAGCAAATGCTACAAAATTTATAGCAAATGCTACGGATAATGATAGCAATGCTATAGCAAAAGACGAAAAAAATATAGCAAGAAAAGAAAAGGAAAGGAAAGTAAAGAAAAAAAAAGAATTACTCTCTAGCGAGAGTAATAAGAAAAACGAGCCTAAAGGCTCTCCTCTCACCCCATCTCATCCCGGATTCAATCCTGATTTGGTTGAGAAACCTTTGGATGAGTGTAAAAAGATTTTGGAGGCTAATATCGCTTGGATCGAGACGGTATGCATGCAGCAATACATAAGCACCTCTCAGTTCAAAGACTATCTGGACGAATTCTTCAAGGATATGGCTTGCCGGGATGTTGGTATGAAGTCTCCCAAAGACGCAAGGAGTCACTTCGCGTCTTGGCTCAAAATTAATTTGAGGATCAAATCAAACGAAAATAGCAATGGAACATGTAAACAAGATAGGGATACGGATAGAAAGTCAAGACTTGCCGGATATTTCCAAGAAGCCTTCTCTGATTGCGGTAAGAGTGATTGAGCGTTACGGTGATGGATTATGCTTCGCTAAGACCTTCAACCCTTCGCTGCAAAAGGTTTGCGCCCAGAACAAGGAAAGATCATTCATGGGGGAGGCACCTTCAATAGCCACTCTCTTGCAAGCTTACCCAGAGAAGCAGGTATCCGCTTGGATAATGGCTCAATTGGAGAACCTTAACGATTTCACTGGCGTAAATGGGAAGATAGATACAAACCAAATGATAGAGCTTGCCGGGATCATTGAGACCGAGTATTACTTTCTGAAAGCCTCGGAATTGCTATTGTTTTTCCACATGTTAAAGGGAGGATCATTTGGCGTTTTTTATGGCAATGTAGACCCCATGATGATAAGCCGTGCCCTGATAGACTTCAAGGTTTATCGCCGCCAACAGCTAGAAGCCTACGATCGGGAAATACAGCGCAAAAAGCGTGATGAGCAATGGGAAGAATGGGGGCGCAAGGCCGTGCCCTGTCCGGAATATTTAACATTAGCCAAGGCTTTTTCCGAGAATATTCAAAAAGATGATTCAAACATACCCGTTAATGGTAAAGAAAACTGATATAGAGTAACATGGAAATAACAGAGAGATTGAGAAACACCCCTACCGGCTTTGTTATCCAAGTCGGGACAAACAGGGTGCAAGTCAAGCGCTTCGAGGCAATATACCAAGGGAAAGCGGTCGTATGCAGGGGATGCCTGTTCCGGGGCGATGGAGCTAGGGATTGCGAGTACAGCAAGGCTTGCATGGCCCATCTGAGGCCGGACCACGAGTCGGTGGTGTTCGCTAAAACAAATAAGGTTTAATCATTCATCATAGCTGAAAACTGCATTCATCTATGATGAGATAAATTAAAAAACAGAGAAAATGACAAATGAGGAATTGAAGAAATATAAACGGCCATTACCAATGGCATTTACGATGCTTCCGATCGATTTCATATATGAGCATATCGAGGATGAGTACGGAGTCTACGAGACGGGTATGTTCACCTACAAAGGAAAGGATATTCTCATAAATAAGGAAATGGGTGAATGGCATCTGTCCGTATCAGCCAATCACACGCTCGGATATTACGAACTGAAAGAGATACGATACAAGTTTATGCCGGACAGCATGCAGGTAGCGCAGATATTCCCTCCACGTAAGGAATTTGTTAACCTGCACGAGAATTGTTTCCACCTGTACCAAATCAAATTCGATAAATAAGTCATGAAGCAATACAACGATTGGGAAGAGATCGACAAGGACACGAACGGCCTTGTCACCTCGCTAACCTACATGGTGCTTTTCTTGAACGACCAAGTGTATAACTACACGGTCTCGCTCATGGAGGCCATAAGGAATAGCGAGCACTACAGGCATAACGCCAAACGGACGGCCAACGCTATCGAGAGGGAGATAAACGCTTATAACACGAACATCTTCCGGATAGCCAAGGCCAACAAGGAGGCGTTCGCCGAGATAACGCAAAGCATGGAGGAAGACGTGCAGCCTCATATAGACCGGTATTACTACACGATCAGCCAGATATTGCTGGATCACGGGGTATCCGGTTCGGCGAACAGGATAGCATCCTTGTCATCCACGATAAACATGATTGCGCAGATGTCTAGGATCACGATATACGATTTCGGCGAAAGGATGCGGGGGATCGTCCCCTTGGCGTACAATCCCCTGTCCTATCTAGATTTGGGCAGGGTAGAGTTCCTAAGTGACCGGTTATCAAGCGAGGTCACTGGAAAGGACGTGAGAATAAACTTAAATGAGCAGCCCGGGATCGTGAAGGCGTTCACGGCGATAAGCAACGCCTTGCTAAGGCCGGAGGTCTTTGAGAAGGCTTTTGAGAAAGCGGGGTAAATTTTAATTTGATCATTATGATTCATGAGCGGAAACAGAAATAAACTTATAGCCTTCAATTACTTCGGAGGGAAATTCACTTGGTTGGAGTATCTGTACACGAACTTTCCAAGAGATTTCACCCATCTGGTCGATCTGTTCGCCGGAAGCATGGCCGTGTCCATCAATTATCCGGGAAGGGTTATCAAGACGGCCAACGAGATAAACGGGGATATAACCAACTTCTTCGAGGTATTAAGGGATCATGAGCCGGAGTTGACAAGGTTATTGCTGTTAACCCCATGCTCCGAACTGGAGTATAATAACTCATGGGAACCTTCCGGGGATAAGATAGAGCGTGCAAGGAGGTTTTACGTCCGTATCCGGCAATCATTCTTCGGGTTGGGAGCGCAACAGAAGAACAAGGGTTGGCATTGTACCAAGCAACATGTTAACGCCAAGGGCGGAGAGACTGTCTCCCGATGGAACAACGCGATAGAGAAACTGCATGAGGTCGCAGAGGTGATCAGGGGCAATTTCCAGATCACCAATCTGGACTATAAGGATTGCATTGATCGGCTTGATTTCCCAAACGCTTTCTTCTACGCCGACCCACCCTATCCGCTTGAGTGCCGGGCCTCTTCGAATGATTACAAGTACGAGTTCCCGGACGATAAGCATCGTGAGCTTTCCGATCGTTTGCATTCGATCAAAGGCAAGGCAATGATAAGTAGTTATGACTGTCCGTTAATGCGGGAGTTGTACGGGGATTGGAACATGATAAAGTTCCCGGTCAAGAAGAATAACATCCGGAGCAGTGAGGTACAGGAGGTGATTTGGATTAATTATGATTTAGAGAAAACATTGTTTTGACATGAAAGCGAGAATAAGAAAGACTGGGGAGATCGTTGATGTTATCGCCTTCAAATCTTCCGAAGCCTGTCCTGAAAAGGATTGGGTGCGCTATGTGGATTCCGAGGGGCTTGATCTCATACAGGAACTCAACGCTCTAGAGGATCTAGAGGTTATAGATAAGACGGAGGATAAAGCCGTTGATTGGGAACAACGAAGATATGATTTGGCAAAGCTCTATTCTATCGAGTTTGTGAAATTGCAACATTATCAAGGCCGTACTGAATGCGGTATACTTTATTCTAAAGTAGTGGGATGGTCTGTCGAGCTAGCGGACCTACTTATAAATAAATTAAAGGAAGGAGGTGAATCATGAGAAATAAAGAACTAATAGCTCTATTACAAGAGCAAGACCCGGAAGCGGAGGTAATGATCCGCACGTCCGATGGAGAGTATGAGTACGATCCGGTGGATGTAACATGGGACGAGCAAATTGAATGCGTAATTATTCAGGAGGGGTAAATATGAAAAATGAAACAAAAATCCTCAATTTATTTGTCGGTAACGACAAGTATAGACCAGCATTAAACCAAGCGTTCAAGCAAGGGGACATGGTATGTGCCACTGACGCTATCACGCTTATAACAATACCTATATCCTTGATAGGTCTTAGGTATCCGTATCAAGACAAGCCAGATGTATCATCTGTGTTGAATATAAGGAAAGAATGCCATGAGATCATAGAATTGTCTTGGTTGAAGGAATTGTACGATGACGTTCCGATGATAAATGAAACGTATAAGTGCGAGGCTTGCGCAGGTACCGGGATGGTTGATTATGAGTTTTGTTTTGATGATATAATCTATACAGAAGAGGAGGAATGCCCCGTATGTCGTGGAGAGGGTCATTTATGCGAGACCGGGGAAATGATAAAAGATCCCCAATATGACATTGACATACACGGGAATCCTTTTAAATCCGGGCGTGTGCTTAAAATGATAAATCTCATGAAGCTTATTGATATCACCTCTTGTGTTCTTGTTTCGAACCCTTCATCTGGACCTAACCTGTTTAGGTTCGAGAATGGGATAAATGTAATATTAATGCCTAGTTTTAGATGATATGAATCAAATTTGCACGAATAAAGAACAATCATCCCGGCTATTAGAGGCCGGGATGAGACCGGAGACGGCGGACATGTATCTTGACGAGTTCGAACGTCTGGTCGCATTTGAATATAGCAGGATTAAAAGTAAAGCGTATCAAGATACGGTATTACCCACTTGGTCTCTATCCAAGCTGATAGATATGATGCCTAAATCATATCAAGATGATATTGACGGGATGGTTTATTACCTATCCGGAAATTTCGTTGAGTTAATGTACGCATCGGACTGGATCGAGGACGGGGAAGGTGATAATACTTACAATTGCGCAAAATCCTTCGACAAAGAGAATCTGATGGACAATATGGTTGACGCTATCGAATGGCTTATCAGAGAAGGGCACTTGAATAAGAAATTCCTAACAGATAAATGCGGCGATTGCCGACTTATCGAGGATGAAGACACAAACGGAGAGGCTTGGTGCGCCTTCCATCAAAAACCGACAATATGCGATAGTAGAGCTTGTAAGGATATTTTAAAGAAATGAGTACAAAATGAGAGAGATTAAATTCAGAGGGAAGTGTTTTGATAATGAATGGGTATTTGGAGATTTATTGCAGTCGAACATAACTCAAATTATTGCAAAAAAGGAAATATTCGATTCAAATTTAGAATTGGAAAGAATCGAATATGAATATTATGACGTAAATCACAATACCGTAGGCCAGTACACAGGCCTAAAAGACAAGAGCGGAGAGGAGATTTACGAGGGGGATTTAATAAAAGCCCCAAGCGGACGTATTTATGCCGTTATATTCTCAACATGGAAACATGAAGAGAAAAGAGAGTTTCCCAAAGTAATTGACTTGTATGAACATACAGGATGGTGCGTATCCCTAGATGGGGTTAATCCATGTGAACTGCTAGACTTTGAGGCGTGCCAAGGAAGTGTTATTGGGAATGTTTATGACAATCCCGAACTACTGAAAGGAGGTAATGATGATCACACGTGATGATTTACAATTAAGGATATTGTCCTGTATGTCTATGGAAGGTAGTGGAATCGTTAAGTACAGGGATGACGTTAACAAGATTTCCGCTGTTACTATCACCCCAAGAAAAGACGAGCTATCATACGGCAAGCCAAAAACGACATACTACATTGATAACGTGGAAAAGGAATTTACAGACCTCGATGAACTCATAGACTTCTATAACGAGAAATTTAGGTTTGAGGAAGAAAATCCGGATCAAGAAGTAACATTTGTAAAAGTTATAAAAAGGAGAAATAAATATGAGCAAGATTGATTTCAACGCACTCCGTGACCGTGCGTACAAATGCGCATGCGAGCACGGGTTGCATAATACGGAGTTAAGCAATGGGCATCTTCTGATGCTAGTGATAACAGAGCTTTCGGAGGCCGTGGAAGCGGACAGGAAAGGTCTATACGCAAGAAGGAAGGTTTTTGAGGATTGGATAATCTTAATGGATGATCCTAAAACAAAAGATGAAGAATTTATATATGCCTTCAAAAGCAATATTAAAGATACCGTTGAAGATGAGCTTAGTGATGCCTGCATCCGCTTGCTGGATCTCGCAGGATCGTTAGATATCAGCCTTGATGATATCTACGATTTCATGGAAGAACCGGAATATAAAGATTGGGATGATGCTTTAAAAGAAATGTCTTTTACTGAGAGGATGTTCTTTTTGACATCTATCCTAACAGAGGATAGAGATATTGCAGAAGTTATCAAGGCTTCAATCGTAATTATATTTCTTAATGCGGACTTGCTCTATATAGATCTCTTGTGGCACATTGAGCAGAAAATGAGATACAACGAACTAAGGGAGAATAAACATGGAAAGAGATATTGATAAGAGACAGACGGTAGAAGAAGCGGCTCATTTCTTCGCTGAAAGCAGGAGTAGCGGTAGTGCATTCCCGGCGTATTATCAGGGATTTATAGCAGGTGCCGAATGGGAAATGGCAGAAGCTATTAATGCTCACTGGAAAAGTTGTCCAAACCTCTCTAAAGACAATGATCGAATGTGCAATCAAATGAATGATTGCAATCAGAATTGCGAGTACATGAGGTCTTTTATTAGACTATTAAGAGGAATAGTATTAACCGAGCCTTAATGGTAAGGCTCATAATAAAAAGAATAGAAGATATCGCTTGCTTTTCCGGGAAAATTCGTAAGTTTGCGGTGCGAAGATTACACATAGGCACCGCAAGCGAGTGGTCCAGTAGAGAATGAGAGAAGTATAAGCAACTCCCATAATCCGTTCATGTATCTCTACGATATGTGTGGTCTTCGCAAACTAGGATTATGAGGGGTTGCTCTTTTTTTTCATCTAATGCGAAGACCAGATGAAGCAAACAATTCTTACAAGAGAAAGTAGCACTGTAGAAATCAGACGCTACTTCACGGCAGTACTCAAGCTGTCAAAATCAGATCAAGAGTTCCCCGTGAACCTTGACGAGGTATATCCTTTAGTGTACAACAAGAGATCGGATGCCGTAGATGTCTTGCAGAAAACATTCATGCAAGATATTGACTATCAAGTTTTGCGGCAAAATCCGCAAAACCCAAAAGGAGGAAGGCCAAAGATCGAGTATCGACTATCCGTGCCCTGCATGGAATTTTTTATCGCCCGGAAAATACGCCCGGTGTTCGAGGTATACCGGAAAGTCTTTCATACAACTGTCGCTAAAAAAGCATCGACTACATTGGAAGGCAAAAAGATCCAAGAGCTAAAGAAGGATATATCAATGTTAGAGAACCGCCTTAAATGGGCCAAGATCACCTCTCAGCAAGAAACAGATCTAAAGAACTCCTGTTTCTTTTATCTCGTAGGAAAAGGTCTGTATACCGAATGGCACGAATGGAATCAAGAGCGTATAACTAAAAGGATCACGGAAGAGATCAAGAGATCACTCAACATTTAAATTTTAAAATCAAGTTATTATGGAATCAAAATTAATATTGTCAAAGAATAGTAGTGAGAATGAAATAAAACGTTATTTCAAGGCTGTGTTAAAGTTGTCGCAATCTGACAACGAGTTCCCGATCAATTTTGACGAAGTCTGGATGCTTGTATATCAAGATAAACATAAAGCAGTTGAAGATCTTAAAGACAAATTTATCCAAGATGTTGATTATAAGGCACTCACCCAAAAAGTCGAGTGCTCGAATGGTATTGGCTATTCAAGAAGAATAGATTATTTCCTTACAGTATCTTGCATGGAGTTCTTTATAGCAAGAAAGGTAAGACCCGTTTTCGAGGTGTATAGAAAGGTTTTTCATAAATCAGCGGAACAAACGCTATCGCTATCCGACAAAATGAAGGCGGCTTCGTGGGCGGCAAAGTTCCTAAACTTAAATGATAGCTCGAAATTACTCATGGCAAAGCAGATACTCGATCCATTGGGCTTGCCTACTCCGGACTACACGGAATCCAAGGATCAATTATTGTCAGCCACCGAACTATTGGGAATTAACGGATTAAAAATATCAGCACAGACTTTCAACGCAAGAATGGCCGCAAAGGGATTATTAACGACCTTGCAACGACAATCCAGCAAGGGCATAAAGAAATTCAAATCCTTGACAGCGGACGGACTTAAATATGGGGAGAACCAAGTAAACCCTAACAATCCCAAAGAAACACAACCTCTGTATTACGCTCATCTATTCAGTGGGTTATTAAGCGATATTGGGCTATAACAGGCACATCAAGTGCCTGATCCGGCCCATAACCTCATGAAAGTTTATAGGCTCGAACGACAACGATTCTATAAGGCGGTCTATCTCCCGTCTTGCAGAATCGTTTCTTTTCTTGTTATGTGATCGTGTCTTAGTCATCCATGGCGCACATGTAAATCCAAACCTTGCCTTCTGGAGCGTCATCATCCATGAAGTAGAAATTGATAGCATCCTCGATGATCTTTTTCTCGGCATCCGGACCGAACCATTCCGTGAACTTCACTTCCTTGTCGTGCCACGCTGAATTTAGCGCAACGTAAACATCCCAAATATTAGCGTTGCCCGGTACGCTCATGCCTTTAGCGACGGCGGTTACTTGCTGGATGTTCCAGTGCTCACCCTTATCCTCCCCCGACTTGCCTTTATGGTGCATTGCCGCCACGTCCATCTTAGCGAAATGCTCATTATAATGAGGACCGCAAAAAACCTCATGTATATCACGTATGGCCTCGTCATACGTGTCGGGATCTTTCTCTTTTAGACACTCCATAGCCTCGTCCAGCTCGCATATGGCCTCCCACATCTTTTTCTCGGATACCATCCCTTTCGAATGATAGTCCTTCATCAATTCCTTGTATCTCATACCCTGTCATTTATTTTATTCTGTGAATATTGATTTCAGTTCCAGAAAATCCGCTTCCGTTATACGAATAGCGTTAGTATCACCAAGGATAAAATTCATAAGGCCGTTATCTGGAAGCTCTATCAAGATGGAGCCTTCCCCGATCGTACCCTTCAAGAACCCTTGCTCGAACTTATACGGCTTCATACTCTTGAATACGTTCATAGCGTCATCGAATAGCTCTTCCTTATCGTAGTTTCCGTTCTCGTCTGCGACGAACATCATGAAACCCTCCACCTTATCGGTGATCTCCTTGTCCTTTTGGACAATCATGTTATGCACGCCTCTTTTCAGATATTTTCCGAGGGGTTTAAAGGCCGTATTCCCGGAGACGAAAGAGTCTACCCTTTCCTCCGCCCATATCTCCACCGAGTTAATTAACCTGCTTTTTAGCTCTAGAGCTTGTTGCTTTAGTTCCATAGGACTCTTTCTTTAATTGTTCCACTTCCTCTCTCAAGGTACTGATAGCATACCCTTGTCTCTTGACCTTATCGATCAATTCGATAAGCATACCTTCCTCACGTGTCATTTCTTACCTCCTTTTCCGCTATTCTTCAATTTAAGGAAGTCGGCGTATGGCATATCGGCGTATTTGGCCGTGTACTCAGCGAACAACGCCATGTTCTTGTTAACCTCCTCTGAGGCCGATTTCTTTATCTTCTTGGCCATTCCCAATAATTCCTCCAAGGCCGCCTTGCCGTCCTTGCTCTCCTCCACCAACGGACGCATGATGCGCATGTATTCACGGTTAAGGATAGCCATTACCTTCTGGTAGGACTGTTGATACTCCGGATTGTTATTGACCATTTCGAACTCGCTATCCGACATCTCGCTAACGAGCTTGTCTATCTCGTCCCACACCGGATTACGGCTTTGGGCCTGTTGCGCAGAAGGGTTAAGCATACGTTGCTTCTGGATCTCCATCTGTTGCTGCGCTTGCTGGAGACGCTGAATGTTTGCTTCTATCTCGCTTATATTCGGATTATAAGGATTGCTACCTAATACAGGGTCACTCCCCCCTAAAAAAACATTTGTCTGCATGATAATACTGTTAGTGGTTAAAAAAAGGAAAGCGGCAAGCGCCCCCTAGGGAGCACAAGCCACTAACTTTACCTTAAGCCGTAGGTGCCGGAGCGGATGCCGGGCATGAGCACGGATTGTAGCTAGGATAGCCTGTTACCGTAGGGGTATTTGGCAATACCAATTCTCCCGTGATCATACGGCAGGTTCTACGATCGGTGTAATTGACACTAGCCGTGAACGCCTTCTCGATCTCGCATTGAAGCAACTTGTCTTGGTAAGGACGAATCGCCGAACCTACAGCCACCTGACACCTCAATTCATCAATCTGAGCCTTCAAGACATCGAACTGGTCTCTTTGGTTCTTGTATAGACCAAAATCAGCGTCTACCTGTGACTTGTACAATCCGAAATCAGCGTCTACCTGTGATTTCCACAAGGCGAATTTCTCGGCGATATCCGTCTGGCGGTGATCGTAATCGGCTTGCATACCTGAGACTTTCAATCCCCACATTGCGTTTGTAAGCGATAACGCCTCCTCACAGCCTTTCTCCCAAGCCATGAACGCAGTCGGAGCGCCTACACCGGAACCGCCACCGCCTCCTGTGGTCGTGTTGATGTTAACGTTCTCCGGCATACCGGCTCCCCAGCCACCGCCGAACAAGCCGCCACGGTTACGTGACACCGCCCAAGCTCCAAGAGCCGTACCAATGATACCCAATGTCAAGCCGGCGTTACCCACGCCCTTGCTTGCGTAATCCTTGTGCTCATCCTCATGGACGATCTCTTTCTCTTTAATGATTTTCTCTGCTTCCATATGTGAAGTTTTTTATGGTCATATCCGGGTTATCCCGGACACCACAAAAATCCAGAGAAGTGCTCTGCTAAATAAATATCTCCTTGCTAGCTTGTTGCGAGGTTGTTGCTAGTTCTTTGCGGAAAGGGATAAGACAAAAAAAGCGCCGCCAATTTGTGTTGACGACGCTTTTACCTTTTAAGGGAGGCTTTATAATGATATGGAAAGGAGCTCTTCTCCTAATTTATGCAAGGCTGTTTCCAATACATGCATTGTAGCGTGGTTGGACTAGATATATGTTTTTTTCTATCTGAGTATTTATCAAAACTATTCCTTTCTAGGAATTCATCATACTCCTTAGCTAGTTCATCTAAATTTTTCATACCTTCCTCTTTATATGATATCACTTTAGTTTATCCTGCAATATTTTCTCAAATATCTTTTTATACTCCCGAGGAGTTTTCTTGCTTTGATATAGCGTATAAATCAAATCCAAGTATTCTTTCTCAAACAAACTACATATAAAAGTCAAATCAGGCACATTCAATGATAAGCTATGCGTGGAGGTCTTTGTATAACCATAATCTGGAACGACCGTACTATCTTCAGGAAATCTGAAGCTTTGAGTAACTCCATTGCCGTCTTTGTATGTGCCTACATCCTTACTGGCAAGAAACACATAAGATTTAGGGTCATTAGATCCAGAAGGATTTTTCCCATGCACATAATCACTAACCCCAGACCTCTTTTTCGATGTAGTGTATGTGGCTAACACACAATCTTGCCCGTCATTATGTAAAATGATCGCATATTTTGGTTTCGTGCATATATTTGACAGCTTAAACGTGCCATATAAAACGTTTCCGGGCTTAAACATTATCGCATGACTTTAATTTACTATTAATCATCATAATCTCCATGGCACCATTATAGTTCTCCAGTTTCTCAGGATCATCCGCTATTAGTCTCTTAAAGTCTAAGCTATAATCTGATACTTTATAATCATTATCGAAAATAATATTATGCTCTTTCTTGGTAATATCCCATAACGATCCCTTTTTATGGGTCAAATTCACCAATTCACTAGGCTTTTTATTCCCATATTCTTTTATGACACGATCTATTATGTCCATTTCGTAGTCGCTAAATTTATCATCCGAGAATGACACCTTCGGCAAAACATAAAAATGATTATCTGATCCTGAACATTTCTCCGCCTTAACATAATCAGAGAACTCCATTCCCCCGCATTTTATATAATATGTATCTGGGGCTACAGGGCCATATTGCCACGCCTTATAATCAAGCCAAGTGACAGGAACGCCATCATCCTTAACAGCCTCTTCATCTATAAGATATAGAAGCTTAATAAGCTGAGTATGGTATATTGGAGATATCCTCTCCGACAAATATACCATAAGATTGCCTATTTTATCTTTATTGACTTTTATTCCTAAACACATTTCGATTTAAATAATTTCCTGTTCAATAAACAAAACCCCGATACGGATTGTTGCGCCGCCGAGGTTTCATTATTATCTTTCATGCCGCAAAGGTCGCATAAAATTTTGTTATATGAAAATTTTTTCATAGACAAATCACATGCCTTACAACATAACGCACCCTCAGACCGTACCGGATAGCTCCTCTTTCACGCTCTCCACCGTTCTTCTCAGATAGTAACTCCTCCTTATCCTGTCCGGGTACAGGTTTCGCATCCGGTTCACGGCTTGCCTCGTCATTCCCGTCAGATCGGATATGATATTGTCGCTCAACTTGCGATCAGCCAGTATGGTTATAGCCACTCCCCTAGCGTCAACGTTCCTCTCCTTGTTGTTGCTAAACATCATTACCGGATCGGTTCCGCACTCCTTGCAGACTGCCTCTATCACTTTTTTGTAAAAAATTTCCACCTTATTCATAAACTTTTAATTTCGTGGTTTGTTTTACTATCAAAGCCGGGCACAAAAAATGCACGGCAGAAAGACTTATAAGAATCTTCCCGTCGTGCGTGGCATGAAAAAATAATCAAACTTCCGATCCGATTATTTAGGGAAGATTCTTTTTTCTTCATCTTCCCTTTCCGGTTCGTTCTCACGAAGTCACCATCAAACTAATATTAAATTAACCATGAACAAAAAACGTAAACCTGTTGTTATTCAAACGACGAATTATTATTACTAGTTAATAGGGGCTTCCCTGACGTGAGTCATGGAGGCCTCACCAAATCCTACAGAATCCACCCAATCCAACGTAAGGTGATAGTCCATGTTTCCCGATCCCATAACCGGCAATAACTCCTATTCCCCATCTACGTGGATTCATTGTCTTGGTTATATACTCAGTCCTTCTATAAACCTCGATGTAATCAAGATTAGGCTTATAGCCGGATATTGACAGCCGGTAATCATCCGTCTTGTACTCCTTGCTGGTTATCGGCACCGGGACATATACAGGTTCCTTTACCGTGTCGCCGTCCAACGTGATATAAACAGGGAACGGCTCAGGTATTGTTTGTACCAGTGTCTCATAGACCGGGTACGGGATGCTGTCATGTATCGTATCCACCTTGGCGGACGTGTCGGTCTTGGATATCGAATCACTAGCCACATCCCCCCGGATATGGTAGCCAGCCGTGAAACTGGCTACCAAGCACACTAGTATTAATATAACCTGCCATGCTCTCATAACAGATTCCACCCCGCAATAACATCCGACATATCAGCCTCCCTACCATTCTCCACCTTGCTCATCCCGCCCACGATCCGGATCATCTGCTCACGATCGTTGATGTTGATAGGATCATCAGCCGGGATACCGACGTAATCGGATACGGCCTTAATGTAAGCGTCCGTATCATTCTCGTTTTCCGGCGCCCATCTTCCAATTATCTTGCGGATCGTGTCCAACTTATAGTTGTTATAGTAGTTACGCAAGATCCGGAATATGGCACGGTAGCCATACGCCATCGTCTCGAACTGCTTAAAAGATTTGTCCTTGTTCGGGCGTATCTCGCCTTGGAACAAGTCTCCGTTGATCCGGATGTTCCCGGGATTGCAGTTTCGCAACCCTCTAGGTAATTTTTTCTCTGCCATTGTTATTTGATTTTATTGCTATATTTGTGACGCTTTGTTAACCTTGTTCCTCTATCATAACCTGTGACAGGCGTGACAGAGGCGTTTTTACATCCAGCTCCCCTATCCTTCTGGATCAGGGGAGCCTTTTTTATTCTTTGTCTTGTTATACTCATCCAAGAAATTGACCTTACTAATGAATTTTACGGCGGCAACCCAATACAAGAAGGCTATCACCTTGTTATCCGGGAATACCTTACCCATGTTCTTCAAGACATTGGTCCCGTAAAACCATATCATCGCCCACGTGATCCAAGACACGAAAGCCTTGGCGTTATCCTCCGATATATCCATCATCACGCCTATCCAGAACGAGATGATTATGATCAGGAAATAGACTAGCATGTACACCCAGCTACGGATGAACTTGCTCTTCCGGAAATCCCCGTGATCCGCAGCCAACCCCCAGAACGTATCGATGAAGGCCAGCGACAGGATCACCACCAAGAAATTCTCGATCGGCGAAACGAAGTCCATCGCCGTGACAACGGCGGCTATGGCGATGGACTTGGCCCAATTTGCGAGGTCTGATATGTAGGAGAGGTAGCGGTACATATTTTGTATTTAATATATTTTTTCGAGAAACAGCAATCATGGTGCGATGTTAGCCCATTCCATTTAATCGCATTTCAGATAAGAGTAAATTATTTCCAACCGGGAAGCCTCGATATCGTTAGCGTCAAGCAATTTCTCCAGATTCAGATTGTCCAGTTTCTCCATCTCGACATCCTCGCTCTCCTCCAGTATCTTCTCGACAAAATCATTGACCTCCTTGTTGTATCCTTCTATGATCGAGGACGCGTCCCTCAGCTCATCTCCAGACATCACGGGCTTACCGCCCGTGTTCACGGAATCATTATGGCCACGAACCTTTTTCATCAGCTCGTCAAAGCCTTCTGGCTTAAACTTCTCAATGGCATCCTTTATATCAGCCTCGTATGTCTCCGATATGGGGCGCAATTTTCTAAGGTTGTTCAACACCGTCATCTTCGAGGATGACACCATGCCGGTCAGCTTGCATCCGTTCAACACCTTGTACAATTCAATGGCTTCTTTCTTTTTCATATCTATGTTTTTATGTTATAATCCAACTTGTAAGCCCGGCCGCATCGAAACAATACGACCGGAAAAATAATTAATTCATCACTACCGATACTTGGTTCTCGATAGCGTCGATGTATTTCAATACCTCACCGCTTACTTGCAGAGCAGTAAATGTGCTATCATTTACATTGACGCTCAATCCCCCAAATCTGGTGTAGTTATAGCTTCCGATATAACCGGCTTGCTTGTTATAAACCTGTCCGTTCGCCTCGGACACCTTGTTCTCGCTCGTTATCGTAACACGGCTCTCCTTGATATCAAGAGTTTCTCCGATACCATTGATTTGTTTTGTTACGCTCTCTGTCTTAATTTCCTGTAATGTCATGGTCTTTAATTTTTTAAATGTTAATATTCAAATTATTTATATTACGGTTCTGCCACATCCTCTATAGGTATATAGCTAGTCTTCAAATCTGGCAAATTAGCCTGTCCAGCGATCCAATAGGTATATCCACTCGCATACGTGATCGATTGCTCGAATGGGCCAACTACTACCTTTTGCTTGCCCGGGACTGTTATAGCATTTGGGTAATTATAAGTTGCTACCGTCTCACCAGATGACTCAGGGTCTGCCATGCCCTTAGTTCTTACGAATATCGCCTTGACATTAGTAAGCGTAACCTGCCCTGAGCCCGTATTATCAACCGTGATCGTAAAGCTGACCTTATTTCTTGCCGAGCTTGTCCAGTTACCGATGCAATAAATCTGGACAATCGTACCAGTTCCCTTAATATTTATTTTCAGCGGTGGTAACGGAAAACAAATAAACGTGCTAGCCGGTATACTTCCCCCAGTGCTAAATGATGCTTTAGATAAAAAAGTATAAACAGTCCATACCCCAACATGCGATTGTGTTATACCAGATATTACAGTAGATACGCTACCAGTTCCCATCTTATTGGAACTTGTTCCTATCATATACGTAGAACTGTTCTTGTATAATACAACACCTATATAATAGTCTGATAGCGGAGTCCCGGATATCACAAGGTCTGATAGTGTTAGGTTATCAGGATCTCCGGAAGGTACAGCCAAATCAAAATCTATTTGTATGGTGTTGTTTACCGAAATATAGTAGTCTTCCTGCCCGGATGCTTCTACTGGAATAATAGCGTCATGATAATATCCCCTGAAATCACCGAGCCTAAAGGGCTCAACGGATCCACCTCTTGGTGGGGCATAGTCCCATTTGTCCAGCTGATTAACTAACTGATAAAGAAAAGAACCAGCGTTGCCTATCGCACCGGGGGACGTATATACAGGAAAAGACAAACCGCACTTCCCGTCATTGGCTTTCCACCAATATGTTATTCCATCAACATTATCGGCTGTATATCTTACCGGCTTTTTCTTAGACCACTTATTTATCTTAGCGGCCGCCGCTGCCACACCTCCACATAGTGTGCCTACATCCGTACTTGGATAGCTCAATATATTGCGGACATGCATTACGCTTAAATCCGTTGTAGGTAACAAATATCTTGCCATATTTTACGCCGCTTTTAAATTGTCCAACTCCTCTCTCAACGATCTCACCTCTTCCTCAAGGTCCGCTATGCGCTTGTCCTTGTCGGTCATCCATGACTTTGTGGAGCGAACAAATCTATCCACATCTATCATATTACGATACAACTCCTTGATACCTTGAATAGCGATAGGCCCTATCTGACCATAGTATATTCCAAGATAATCACCGTCATTGCTGACGATCTCGGGGAATTCGTTACTAACCTGCTGTGCAGATAAACCTATAGATACGGTTTTATCCGGATCATACTTCAATGTATATCGGAATACGTCTAGTCTCATTATCCTGTCAAGTACATCTCTAACTGTAGATATCCGATTTTTAAGCCTCATATCTGAGTTTTTTACATAATCTCCAGAGCCATTTATGTAACTGACAATCGTGTCCCATTTTTTGAAGCAAAAAGTATTGTTTGACGTATTGACACAAATACGCCAATAAACGCTTGTGCTTTGGTATAGCTCTAGTGTTGGGTAACCGCTGTTTCGAATACTTAACATATTTGTTATATTCCCCCCATTGAACGAAGGTCCGGCCGGGCCTTGTGGCCCAGTCGCTCCAGTTGCCCCGGTAGCACCTTTAGGCCCCGTATCCCCTTTAGGTCCCTGTGGCCCGGTAACCCCTTGCGGCCCCCGGATATTCCTCGTGGTTGGAGTAGTCGTTGACGTGCTGTTCGTCCAGCTAAGGTTACCGCTCGTATCAACGGATGGATACCAGTATTTAAATGGAGATGGAGCGTTCCCTGTGGAATATGCCACGACATCGCCAGTGGCTCTTATATTTTTGCTAGACGTGAAATTGCTCGTACAATTCAACGTGTCGCTTGACGTTGTTATGAGCCGGGACGTGTAATCAGCCGTGCTATTACCGTGGTGGAAATCGATATATGGCGTGGTAGCATTTAGCTCAATAGATCCTTTATTAATAAAAGTATTACTGCTATTACTATTAAAACTAGTATTAGCGTCTCCCACATATACGCCTTGCGTAAAATATCCATTTGCGAATCTAGTTCCCGTACTTCCTATATTATAAGTGTTGTTAGCTCTAGGATAGATATGGTTACTGTTGATATTTGTTTTTATAGTAAAATTACTATTATTCCAATATCCTAACTCCGATCCTACCGAGTCCCCTCCCCCAGTCCCAGCGTAAAAACTATACCCTGATGTACCTCTATATCCGAATAATATAATATTAGCATCATAGGCATTTATATTAAGCTGGCCACTTTCTAATGAAGTTAATAAATATATGCCATTTCTGTATATAGTAAAAGTGTTATTAGTCGAATAGATATTACCGACATTTTCTAAGCTACCAAAAATGTCGGCCGTTCCATCAAACGATCTTCCCCAAATGGTTCGGGCCGTCATTAGCTTCGTGGCGCTTGAGGCGCTTGAGGCGTTTCCGATTAATGATCCTTCAAAAATAGATGCTGTTATATGGGAATCTTTAGCATAATTCCCACCATTATCGGATTTTGACAAGGCTATTGGCTCTACATAGTATTCATAACCAGCTGAAGTACTTCCAACATTAGTTCTAGCATAGTAAGTATTTATACTGTTTATTCCAGCACTGCAATATATTCTATAAGTAGCTGTTCCCCCTCTTAGCCAAAATACGATAATGGATTTGTCATTTCCCCGAACTTCTACTTTTTTCAACAAACTTGCATACGGTTGTAGATTGCATAGTGTAGTAAAAAAGTTCGCATTGCCATCCCAAGACCCTATTCTGCCAATACCTACATAATTCATGCTACTAGTTTTATTACTATGGTTGCCAGCCCAATTAGGGTTTGATGTTGAACCTAACGATTTACCTATACCTACTGTATATGGGACTCCATTGGTAGTGACTGCAACTTCTAAAACTACAGGATAGAATGTGTTATAATCATTTGTTACTGTTATTTCCCTAGACCTAGCAGTACTAGTATGATACCAATCAATTGTTGTATTATATAAATTACTCCTATGATACCCATCTACCATATCAGCGTTAAGGTTATTGCATAACGTGGTAGAAACCACATCAATAGGTTTAGTTCCAGTGGCTACCTTGGAGATATAACGGCCTGTGTTGTACAGAAACATATTAGGGTCACTGCCCTCTAAAATACCCTCCTTGCTTATAGCGATCCCATATCCAGCTAAAAACGTATCATAATACTCGTGTCTTAATATCACGTTTTGTGTTGCGTCTTGTGCGGACGTGAATTTTATGCCAGCGGCCTTGCTTTTTGCATCACTAATAGTTGATTTAAGTATCAATTGACTGTTTATTGTATTAGAAGCTATAGTTAATGCTCCGGTCATCGTATCCCCTGCCTTCTTGACATACCTACCATCGAGTGTAGCAGCATAATTAGCAGTGGTCAACGCCGTTAAGTCCTTTGTAAACGTTATTATCTTTTTGTCAGAGCTAAGCGTGGCGTTTGTAAGTACATTACCACTTCCAGTCACCGATATGCCTCCGATGGTACCGGTTCCAGAGACTGATATAGTTCCATCAGACGATACCGATATGCCAGACCCGATCTTTACCGCTCCAAGTGAGTTTGTACCAGCGATTGGCAATACAATATCTCCTGAGCCTGTAGCATAAGCGACAACATCACCACTAGCCTTTACATTGCCTTCAAAAAAAGAGTCTTTCGCTTTCACCCTAAATTCTTTTATGGCCTCGGCACTCATCCCGCTTATATTGACACTGTATAGTGAATTACTACCGCCTTTGCCATATTGAAACCATAATATCTTGTTTGAGGCTTCAACGAATCTAAAAGAAGAATCGTAATCTGTGTTATATGCTCTGATATAATTATATTCAGCTTTTCCGTCCGCTTCTGCTTGCAAGTGAATTAAATCTTGCAACCCTTTTATATCTAATTTTGCTTGTGGGGTACTAGTGCCTATACCAACGTCACCATTAGACATAATTTTCATTCTTTCATTTAGATTAGTAGATGTTCTAAATGTAATGCTGTAACCAGATAAGTAAGTATTAGTTCCTTTTTGCGTATTACCTGAGCCAATAACTAATTCACTGTTTGTGTTAGTATAAAATATTGCCATATCACTTCCATCTGGGTTTTTGGCATATATATTTCTATTGTTACCCATATATATATTACCGGACATAGTTATATTCCCGACTCCGGTCATATTACCACTAACATTAGCGGTGCCGTTGAAAGACTGTCCCCAAATAGTTCTGGCCGTCATTAGCTTCGTGGCGCTTGAGGCGTTTCCGACAAATGCCCCTGAATATCTCCACTTATAATTTTCCGTACCGAACAATTGCACATTTCCATCAAGATTATTGTACTGTCCACTGCAATATCTAGGCAATAATGTTGTAGCGTCAAACCCGCTATCGCTATATAGTGATAGCACTAACCATCCAGAGGAATTAGGAGCCGCTTTTCCTTGCACTGTTATGGTTCCTCTATTAGCATAACTTTTTATAGCCCATTTGCATATAGCCTTTATAAAATCCTCTGTAGGATAATTAACGCTCTCATAATCACTCCTTAGCAATCCTTGGGAAATCAAAGTGCTCCATGATGGGAAATTAGCGTACAGAGCCACTTGACCATTTGCGAACCCAGCATGATAACCATCTAATAGATCAGCGTCCAATCCCGATCCAGCCCCGTCATTATCCTTATGCCAGAACGTGAGTCCCTTGGTAAAGGCTATAATCTTATTATCGTTTGTCAACTCGACGTCCGTAAGGGCGTTTCCACTTCCTGTTTTCGTTATGCCGGACACGCTACCACCGATATCACCCGCCACGCTCAACGTTCCATCCGTAGCTATATTAAGGCCGTTCCCGACCTTGACCATGCCTAACACTCCGGTACCGGCTATAGGGCTTACTATATCATAATTACCGGTTGCGTAGGCAACGATATCACCGGTAGCCAGAACGTTGTCATTAGCGTCCACCTTGACATAATGGCTAGCGTCCTTATAATTGAGATATAGATTGGACAGCACGGCGTTCGTCCCGGTCATCCCGTTAATCGAGTTACCCCCAGAGAAACGGACCCATTGCGCCGATTTATCCTTGGCCACGTCAAACGTCTTGTCGCTGTTAAGGTGTATAAGGCCGTTGATGCTCGGCACGCCTGTCATCGCTCCGGTAGCTATCCCGTTGGAGTTGAGTTTCTGCCCCCACCACGTAGCGGCGTATAGCTTGTCTCCTTCTAGTACAGTGCCCTTAGCGTTGCCGAACTTCACGGCGAACTCGTTCTGCGTCTCCGTCGTACCGGCGTGGTTCAGGAGCTGTAGGCCGTCACCGGCATAATAGATCTTGCCCTTGCCGCCGAAATTCGGATCCAGCGACAATAGGCCGGTGGTAGAATCAATGATGAGCCCACTACCCTCCTTTATCATAACAGCACCCAACATGTTGTAGCCAGCATGAGGGAGTACAATGTCGTGATCCGAGGTAGCGTAAGCGACAACGTCCCCTACCGATTTGGCGTGGTAATCCGTGAGGATGTACCACTTGTCCTCAGGAAGGGGATTGCCGTCGCTGTCTATCGTAACCAACTCCCAATATTGTGGAACATTAGCTCCGGAAGATTGAGAGGATTGCTTTACGGAACTTCCGGGAATAGCGTCTAACGCCCTTCCAGTACGTGGAAGGGCTGTCTTTCTTATCTTACTATGACGTACATTCATTACCATATCTATATATGTACCGATATGGTGTAATACATCAATCGTATGGTATATCGCTTAACTTGGCGGTGTCATCGGAATATCCTACAGCTGATAGTTTTGCGATAGATAACCTAAAGTCCAGATCACATCCAGTCACTAGATACTCTCCGGATAATACAGGAGAGTATCTGAGGTAAGATAATGCAGGATTACCAATAAGCTTAACGTCTACGGAAAAACGCTCATTCTTTTGACTGAAATTAGAGTGCACGGTACACATCAACAGCCTTTCCAATATATCCGTCTGGTTTGATCTAGTGAATGATAATTGAAACTTATAGTTATTTCCATCCTTTTTTAGTATACTTGCTTTACTTGTTGGGACATTATCTTCATTAGCCGATATACATTTCAATGTTATCTCCTCAAAATCCGAAGCGACCTTCTTATTGATATAACTTTTAAACTCGTAATCATCAGTATTCAAGCTGTCTCCCTTATCATTCTCGAAATTCATACTTACATGGTCTATAAGTATATTCTTGACCCTATCCGCAGGGAATATCTCCTCCTTATCCAAAACCAGCCGTTTTATTACGCAATATCTCATGCGCATCACCAAATATCCGCTTACCGGTGGTGCGATCAACCGATTCCCCGCTTGATCCCTTGACGAGCTAAGAGATTCGCCTAAGGACATATTTTGTCCGTTTGTCAACCATTGATTCGCAATTCTTGAGGTAGAAGCGCTGGCCGTTTCTGATAATGACACATAAGTTAAAATGAATTTGCCTAGTGGAACATCGCTCCCTGTCACATCCTTCCATCCCTCATCAAACCTATAACTATTGTCATAATACATGACAGGGGTTCCCATACTATCATACAGGACCAAGTCACCATATATTCCCATGACACCGGTTCGCTCATCATCCTCTACGATATCCGTATCAAAAGGGTCATCCCTAGTATTGACATACGCTTGGGCCTTGATCCTAAGATAGTTCTTAGCGTCTGTATTTCCTATAATAAATACGTTTTTGCCATCAAAAGACCATTGATTGATCGCTGAACTATCACCCGTATATATCATCTCCGCACCTATCAGGGCATCGGCTCCGGTATTTCTCTTATTCTCGTAACGCAGGAAACGCCCCTCTTTCCAAGGCGGGCATGATCCGTACTTTTTCAAGACATAGCCGGCGTTATCGGACGTGGATATAAGATCCGCCAGATTATCTTCCTCTACGTCATACGAGAATACCCCATCTTTGGCGGCGTATAATGAGCTTGTAATAGTCACGTTGTTAAACATCTCCTCAAACCCATAATCGCCATCTGATGACATAATACCGATATCCAAGGCGTTTCCATAATAAAAGTCAACAAATTCCTCATCCTCGTATGTCATGGATGAGAAATCAAACCTTTTCATTGGTAAACCTTTCTTAATGGTGTTATAATCATATACATATACATTCCCATCTTTCTGTACCATCATTAAAGCAAAAGGTCTCAAACAATTGTCCAAGACCTCTCTACAAGACATAGGCTTGCCATCCTCGTCATAAAAATTAGAAGAGGTAACATACGATTTATGAAGAGCAGTCTCGGATGAGTTTAAAGATATACCTTCTATTGTAGTCGTGCAACCTATATATATCTTCCCAAATGGCAATTTCAACTTATCCAAACACCTTTTTATATGCGTCATCACAGGGACGATATCGCTATATTTTGCGTCTGAGTCATTAATATATTTCAGTCTCTCTGTTATATTGAAATCAGAAGCAGAGAATTCTACTTCATAAGGTGAGGATTTAGATAATACCTCGTTGTATAATTCTGAATCCAGCCATCCTGTCCAAAACAAAATTCCTCCCCTATAAAAATCAACTCTATATCCTTGCATATCATCAGTATGAAGTGAAATAAACTGAAAATCATATTGACTGATAAGATGTATCGTTGCTTGAGCCGTATGAACAGGATCAAGCTTCATAACATCGGCATATCTTAATACAAAAGGAGATTTTCCGGTTTTCACATACTCGTCAATACCTGAAACTTCTGAAAGAATCTCAACTCGATTAAGGATTCCATCTAATCCCTTAAACTCATTATAATAAACCCTGTTCATCTACCTCTCCTCATTTTTCTATCAGTATTCGCTAATAATATCCTCATTTGCTCACCCGACACTACCACTTCGCCTGTGACACGTACATCTTTCCCCTTAGTCCCTCCTTGATTCAATATTTGGAACAGATTACCTTGCTGAGACCTGTTTAATATCATTTCTCCTGAATTTACCATTGCCGGCACACGATCCCCCGAATACATACTACCGGGGACTATACCGCCATTAGCGAATTTAGGAATTGCCGCTATAGCCGCCACGATTGAGGCTACTGCGGCCCCAGCCGTAAGCCATCCAAATGGACCGGAAGATGCGGCACCCAACACGGCTGACGATCCTGCCGCCGCAACATTTTTATTGAAAAGTGCGTTCAAAGCCGGCAAAGCTTGGCCTACCGCTTGCATAACATTCAAAGAGTAATCTAGCCAAGAAGCCGCACCTTCGTTTGTTAACCGAGAAACAGAGGACATCATATTACCGATAGCTCCTAATGAATCAGCGTATTCATAATTTGACTTGATAGCGTCACTGGATACGCCTTTAACCGATATATAGCCAGACTTAATATCCTCAGTCGCATTACGGCCTTTTGCTGACACGCCGAATTTATCCCCCTCCATCGGTTTCAACCGTCCAAGCGTAGCTTCCAGCTCTATGTTATATTTTTCTTTATTGATCTTCTCTATAGCCGTGCGGATTCCTTGCCTTACAGCCTCGTCCGTTTCCGTGTTAAGTTTTTTAGTTAGACTTGATATCTGGGCGTTAAGATAATCTATGGAGCCTTCGGGTAAGGGTTCCATCTCTATCTTTAATTTCTCTTCCTTCAACTTTTCTATGGCAATACGGATTCCTTGCCTCGTGGCCTCGTCCGTTGCGGATTTTAATTTCTTTGATAAATCTGATATCTGGGTCTCGATATAATCTATTGAGCCTTTAGCGGCTACATCTGACACGGCAATAGGTTTCCCTTTATCAGTTTTATTTTTTAGAGTCGTATTATTCAAAAATTCTTTTATTTTCGCATCTGCTTTTTCTCTTACACTCAATTCCTCTTGTATATATTTTATCCTCTCCTTGGTATCATGGATGGATTGGAGAATATCTCCTCTCTCTTTTCGGTTATAATAACCGGGCATTCCTGCCAACTCCTTTCGTCTCTTCTCTAGATCTCCCAAGGACATAGTTAAGGATGACAAATCGCTTTTGAGAACATCTATCTTATAGGCTTCTGTCTCATCATATTCTATAGCGGTTAATTCTATAGAACGTTGCTTTGATAGCCCCCCGCTTATGTTTGCATCATAAGCTCCTTTTATTTTATCAACTATTTTATTTGCCTTATCACCAATGACCTTTTCTTGTATCTCATCTTGTGTTTTCGCTAAATCAGTAAGATTCTGTATCAATGAGGCTACTCCTTGGGCGGCGGTAGACAAAAAACCATTTGATTTGTTCATGGTTAGAATAAACCCTTCCCATGCGGATGATACCGCATTTAAAGATCCCTCCAAATTTGCGTTATTAATCCGTTGTTGCTCTAAAGCCGTGTTTGTCCCAGTTATGGCATCGATATATCCTTTGTATTGATCTTTTGCGTTAACCAGAGCTAAAGCCGCCGTAACGCTCTCTCTTCCGAACATTTTAGTCATTTGAGTAGCATCTAGATTTTTGCTTGCCAGATTGTCTAAAGCCTTGGATAAACCAACCACAGAAGGTCTAAGATTATTATCAGAGCTTCCTTCCAATATCAAGAATATATTACGCAAATTCGTCCCAGCCTCACTAGCTTCCGTTATCTTAGGGGCGATAGTCTCAATAGCGGCTACAAGCTCATTGTATTTAACACCTACGGAATTAGCAGCACCTCCGGATTTCTCTATAGCCTTGGATAAATATTGTATATCAGCCGATCCCGCTTGCGATGCGGCCGCCAATATATTAATATATTCACCTGCCACATTAGCACTCTCACCCATTTGGTTTATAGATCCAGATAAAGCTTTTGCCGCAGATGGGACATCCATACCCGCAGCTTCGGCTAAGATAATGGCTTGTTTCGTGACCTCGTTAAGCGCCTCTCTATTTTTCAATAATTCAGGCTGTTGTGAACCTATCAATTTGTAAGCCTCAACTACTTGCGATGCTGTTTGTGTAGATGTAGATCCTAAATCAATAGCAGCTTTCTTGAAATACTCCATATCCTTAGCCCCAAGTCCGGTTAAAGATCTAAGACCTGACAATGATTTCTCGAACTCCATGCTTTTCTTGGTAACGTCCATAAGCGCAAATGAGATGCCGCCAAGAGTGGCAAAACCTTTTGTCATGCTAACGATTGACCCTCCAACGGACTCTGTCACCTTCTTGAAATCAGAGACCTGTTTCCTTGTCTTATTTATAGACCTGTCAAACTCATTATTCTTGAACAGGATTCTTACGAATAGATCCGCCGCCATTATTCTTCAATTTTACAAATTCATTTAACATATAGCTCAATCTCTCACGCTCTTCCTCTGGCATCTCCATGCTGTCATTCTCATCCCAAGGGAAGGGCATCATATCCTTTATATCTATACGTTTGCTGCTATTTACTTGGGCTATCGTATAAACCAATTGACGGGTTTGATTCCAGCTCTCTATGTACTTCTTATGGATACCTTCCATACAAGCGTCAATCTCATATGGTTCCATATCATCAAGCACATAGGCCGGATCAAGCCCGCCAACAAAAACCAAGGCTTGGAATATATCCTTACCGCTTATTCTTTTTTTTTATCGTCATTATCAGTGTTATCCGTATTTTCCAATATCTCCTTCCTCTTGTTGTACTCTACGGACCATTTCAAAAAATCGATATATATAGACTCGTCATCGCACAATATGTCGGTAAAAGCCTCCAAGTCCATAGTGAACCCCTTATTGTACGCTAACAATACAGAATAAAAGAACACGATATTCTCAAACGTCAACATGTCATCGCCGATATTCTTTCCCATGATCTTCTCGTAAATCATTCGGACACGAAGATTATATCCTAGACGATACTCCTTATCTTTTATAGTGATCTTATCTTCCATCATGATCAAGATCTCTTGAGTAACGGGCCTTTGCCCTTAAATGTAGCGGAATAAGTAGCCTTGTCGTTATGGGCGGCATTGGCCGTGATAGAGGTGATACATACGTCTCCCTCATATCCTCCAGACCCAATAGTCCATCCTTCGGAAGGTTTGCCCGTCTTAGATCCTGCCTCGGCCGTGACAGCAAATGCCACATGAAGTACTTCTCCCGATAAAAAAGCGTCAACCAGACTATCATAGTCTGCCTCAATCATCATGGACTCTGCTTGAATATCCCAGCTGATTTGCCCAAGCTCGGTATCGCCATATTCTCCAGTATCCTTGTTGGAGATATCAAGCTCCTCCCTTGATAAGTTCATTGTATGCGTAGTAGCAGCACCAAGTGCTACATAATTCTCTGAAACCTTTTTGAAGAGCATCAAATCCCTTCCTCTTACTACTTTATTTTCCATGTTAATTATCAATTACAATATTAAACGTAAGAGCCTGTATATACGCCTCGTCTTGAAAATCCTCAACGGCGTTGGCAAGCTTTATATCGGAGATATCAAAACCATCCAAGTTCATTGGATAGTCTGGCATCTCATCCACTATAGCGGAAGCAATGTCCAGCGATTGAGAGTAGCTAGAACCGACGATAATAATATCCACGCTGATCATTCCATAACGATAAGACACATCCTTGTCCGATTCCAAGACTACCCCACTTCTTTTGTACGTAACAAAAGGAAAAGGCGTTTTCTGCTCGGCAACGACCGGATATATACGGCCTTTCAACCTGTCATTGATACTCATATCAGCTAACAGTCTTTTAATCAAAGCTCCTATCTCTAACGCTCTCATTTCTTTCTTCCTATCCTTATTACAGCCCTCATCACTCTTTTCTCCATATCGTCAAGCACCTTTGATTCTTCCGAGTCTTGCGCTTTCCTGAAATACCTTCGTCCCGTGATAACGCCACGATTCGCGGGTTTCCCCGACCTAGTTAAATATAATCTAGCACCTTTCCTTTTCATGCCGGTGACCCGATGCCCTTTGGTAAATCTTCGTTTGGTACCAAGCTCAAAAAACTTGGCTCTAAAATCCCCTAGAATATCAACAACGGCATCTTTGGTTTTCTTATTAACGTTAAGCCTTACCAATGGTAATCTCTTGGTTGATCCGTTACGGTCTTTATAGACATTGAAAGCCTTGAAAGCGGTTCCGGAACCAAAGTTCTGAATAGTCCTTCTCCTTATGATCTGCCCGCCGGATCGAACGGCGGAAATCATAGCCTTATCCATTTCCTTCCCGGTAAGCCTGTCCACCATCCGGTTATATTCCGATATATCAACCTTGACTTTACTCATTGATTCTCTCCCCCGTGATGGTTATACAATTCTTGGATCTCTCCGGATTGATATCGAGTATCCTATACCTTATCCCATCATGAACAATAACCATGTCATAATCGACCTTATGATACAGGCGTATCTCTATCCTTACCGTATAAGTATTGACGATCTCATTGGCCTCTACCGCCCTATTGCCTCTAATGTGGGAAACACGGGCATAGGTAGAGAAACAATCCTCATAAATTACCTCAGAGGCAGAATACTCAGTCTCCGACTTTACAGGCAACTGGAATGTGATCTTATCTCTCATCAACCCCGCTCTCATGATCCTTTGGATTATAATACCTTACATAAGGAAACAATAAGCTATCTACCATCATGGGCACCTTGCTAGAGGAAACGAAAGCTATTGGCTCCCTATTCTCGTAATAGTGAGCCACGACAAGCTTGGCGGCATGTTTGACCGGAAGAGGTATAATACCATCCGGAAAAACATCCGTCAATGAGTCGAATTTTAAACGATTAGCGATGTCGATCTCTGACATGTCTATCAATTCCTCGATATACATATCATCATCGGTATAATCCAAATCCACTCTTAAATGCCTCTTTGCCTCCTCTAGCGTAAGTATCATGAGCCAAGTTATTTAATAGATCCAACAGCGAATGATTCTTTTCTGCGAGGCTTAGCATCAAAGAAGGCGTTGATAACTAATCTGACCTCGCCATCAGCGGCCTTCGTGTAAGGATCAACCGTGATATCCAACGCACCCCATTGACCGATAACGAAATCCGCCCAGTTACCGAAAATGATACCTTCCTCATCCGTGCTCTCTTGCAATCCGGATGCCATGCCTGACGTAGCATATACGTTGTAACCATTAGCCATGCCATTCTGCAGGATGAATCCCTCCGCTACACTTGCGGCTCTAAGAGTACCCTTCAAGATACCTGCGCCTTTGACTGACGTGATATAAGCAAGATTATTCACTAACGCCTCATCAACGGGAACCGCTGTTTCCAAAGCAATCATATTAGCGAAAGAAGCCTCTCCTGTCACCGTATAAGTTGGCGTGCCAGTAAAGAAGCCATCAGGCTTATTTGCGTTAGTAGCCTCGGCACCAAGGATCGTTTTCTGCAACTTGATAGCCACCGCGCGTGCCAAGTCATTACTAAGCATAGTGTCAGTAGATAGCGTATCTTGCGCAAGGAACTGCTTAGAGATATCAATATAGGCTGTTAAGCGCTTAGGAGCCAGCTCTACCTTTGTGAACGTGCCCTTCCCGTTCTGAGCCGCCCCTGTCTCATTAGCCCAATTAACGGATGAGCCAGAATACGCAGGAATACCTATATTACCTTTCAGTCCCGTTAAAAAAGTAGCCCCAGCCTTTACCATGACCAAACTATCACGGATCGGCTGCAAGATGCCAAGCAAATCCTCTGATATAAGTTCCTTGCCATCACCTGTGACTTGAGCGGAAATAAAATTGCCCCTATATTCCATCGGGATCAACAAGCTTCCTTGATCCACCGGTAAGCTAGCCTCGGTCATAGCCCTACGTCCAGCATCGATCAACCCCTCCACCTCGTCACAAGTCTCGCCAGTGATCTTTGAGCGGATAGCCTTAGCCAACAATCCTCCCCTAGAATGTTGGGTGTTAGCCACCGGACGTTGTTTATTCCTAGCCTCGGCCAATTTGATCTCAAACTCGCAATCGGCGATATCCGTAACGATCTCGGCCAATCTTTTTTCCTCATTCTCATCTGCCTTCCGGCCCTCGGCCTTCATCTTATCGAAAATGCCTTGTTTTTCAGTGTTGAGCAATCCGATCTTGTCTCGAAGCTCCACGATAGTAAGTTGTTTCTTTGACATATTAAAATCTGTTTTTAAGATTGTTATAATAAATTTCTAAATCCTCCTTTTCCCTCTTTTCCCGTTCCTCTTTTCCCTTGTTTTGCCTATCCTCTAAATCCTTACGCTCCTTATCACGAATGCTTTCGATAGACCGTAAGGCCACCTCGGTATCCTCATAAGCCGGATAATACACCGGGCTCACATCATACAGCTTGTCTATCTGGACGATCGTGCGGATATACTTACCGTTTTCGCCTTTCTCCCAATTATCCTTAGATACCGTGAAGGCAAAAGATGACTCAGCGATATCCCCTCTCTTCAGAGCCTCTACCAGCTCATCACCCAAGGCTGTATCCGGAGCATAAAAAGAATATTTAAGTCCTTTGGCATCAACCTCCAACTTCAATGATCCCACACCCATTCTCCAGCGAGCCAACACGCCCCTTCTCTCATCATGGTTCATCAAGCACAAGACATCGCTCCTCTCCAATACGCCGTCCAAGGCCGTAGGCGCTATCCTTTCTATGAGATCCCCACCCCACATAGGTTGACTATCCGTATTAAAAAGCAAAGCGTATCCCTCCACATGTCTGGATTCCTCTTCTACGGAAGCCCGGTATGATATTCCTCTTATTTCCTTATTATTTGTCATGCTCAATAGATATTTTATTATATACCGAAACGATGTAATACAGCGATCAAGACCGCTCTTTCCCTGCATCAAACTTCTTGTTAGCCACAAACTCCAATGGGACCATAGCGTTATTAACTAGCGGTTGATCCCCGTTCTTTACTTTGGGCATGTCCATCATACGGCGAGCCTCATTAGGTGTCATACCTCCCATCTCATACATTGTTTTCATAAACGTCGCTTGCGCCGCTTTGTCGGCTCTCAACAGGTTGCTTGTATCAAATTTTACCTCAACATAGGATCTCTCAGATGGACGGAATACCTTTCGTTTCATCTCAAGCTCTATATTCTCCAAGAGTGGGGCCAGCGTATCCGTAAGGAATGCCAATTGCGTAGCCTCCACCGTGCTATAGCTGGATTTAGATAGGTCGAACGCCTTGACAGGGGAAACCCCGAAGAAACGGCATATGTCTATCACGTTGAATTGCCTTGTCTCTAACATCTGGGCATCGGATGGATTTATGGATACAGATTCATAATGACTATTTGCCTCCAATACGCCAATCCCCCCATTGGAAACCATATCGGCCCAAGTCTTCTTTATCTCCTCCTTCTGCCCATCACGGAGCTTAGTATCAAAGGACAAGATCCCCATAACGCCACCACCATCGCTAAAGAATTGTTTAGCGTAATCCTCAGCACTGCTCGATATGCCAAGCGTATTGCGTGCGTGCGTTAATGTGGATACGCCGGTTATACCGTCATAACTAAAATTCAAGACATGGATCATATCAGAAGGCTCAACAAGAGACTTGAATCCCGTCACTTGGTATCTCATCCTAGGGATACCATCAACGGTAATATAGACTACGCTAACCAGCCCGGAAGGTATATATTGAAGGGATAACGCATTACCGTAATCATCCCTGTCAACGTAGGCGTATCCGTTGCCATTAAGCAACACGGAGCTTACCAACGTTTTAAGGAACGTGAATCTTGTCATATCCGGGTTAGGGAACTCCCGGAGAAGGTCGTAAGCGGGATGCCTAACATAGGGGCTTTTATATCCCTCATTATCTTTTTTGAAAGTGTCTAAAGGAAGTTGCGCCACACTCTCGCTAATGACATTGACGCATCTATATACGGCGGCAAGTGTCATAGCCGGTTTCCTGCTTGACCCACCGCCAAAGCGTTGCACGTTAACGAAGGATTCAACGGGTTCCTTTTTCTGTGAGCGCCTTATATTTATATCCAAACCCAAAAATCTCATACACGATGTCTTTACCTTAAACCGAAATCGTGTAATACATCAGAGAGAGTCTATATACTATTCGAGTATTGAGGTGTCATTAAGCAAACCCCCATAGCCTCAATCATGGAGATAACCCCGTCTATCTTCTTATCCCTATATTCCTTAGAGGGTTTCGTATTCCCGTTATGATCCAATTTCATAACAACATTCCTAAAACAGAAGCGAGTTATCGGATTATTGTCAATTACCACATTGCCGGACAATATTACACGCTCCATCTCTTTTGTTGGACGGTTGAAATTTCCTATGGACTGGCTTACCGGCTCCATTGGAAGCCCTTTATCCGTAGCGTTTATCACGAACTGCGTGGCGTTCCAAGAGTCATATCCTACTTTTACTATATACAACCTCTTGTCTACCGATAGAATATCGTCCAGTATATAATCGTAATCAACAACGTTACCGGGGGTAAGTTTCAAAAAACCAAGCCTCACCCACTCACTGTATTGCTCCTTGTTCTTTTTTGTCTCCAAAGCTTCTTCTGGAAGATAATATAACGTCTTGAAATAAAACTTGCCATCCTTTGGTATCATGAACGATACGCAAGTCAAGTCCGATGTGGATGAGAGGTCTATACCGGCAAAACAGTCATCCTTCGTGGTAAAATCATCCAGATCCACCTTCCTTGAGCATGCCAATATATAATCATCCGGAATCCATACGTCCGAACTATCGCACCACATGTTGAGATTTTTAGTCTTTACGTTGACCTCATCCGATGGTGTATTCATAGCCTTCCTTACCTCTTTTCTTAGGTAAGATGACTTGACTGTCACGTCCATATTTGGGTTGCTTTTTATCCAATTCGCCTCATCTTTCCAATCATCCTTCTCATCAAGCGAATATATGGCCATGAAAAAAGAATCATCCTCTTTTAAACCGTTCAATATTTCCGTTGCGGTAGTCCTCAACTCATAACAAGGCCCTAACTTATCAAATCCGGCTGTTGTTATGATTATTTCCAAAGGATTGTCCCGTGTCCCTTGTCCTGACTCCAGCACGGCTTTCAGGCTATTGCTTTTTGCCGCATGATATTCGTCTAGTATGAAGGTGGAGGGATTTGGTCCATCCAATTTCGTGGAATCAGCCGCTAAAACCTTCAACCAAGAGATTGTCTTGTCAAAATTAATAGTATCACGATAAACTTTCAAGTATTTTTCTTTAGGATCAAAAGCCTTCGCAAAATTAGAGCATAATGGCCATGCGGATATCTTTACCTGATCCTTCGAGTTGGCGGCGAAATAAACCTCAGCCCCATCCTCATCATCATTTATAAGGGCGTTTAGACCTATCCCCGCCGCTAACGCCGTTTTCCCGTTCTTTCTGGCCACCTCTATATAAACAGTCTGGGTGAGCCTACTTCCGTCACTCTTATTGTAAAACCCGTAGATACTTGCGATAATCCATTCTTGCCAAGGCTCCAGTACGAAAGGTTTGCCGGAATGCCGGCCTTTAAAGTGTCGAAGGTGGTGGTATAATCGTATCACTTTATCCACCTTTTCTTCCAAAAACATGTACCGATCATCGTCCATCAAGGAAAAAAAACGCTCGCAAGCTTTTTTTATATGCTTACCAGCTATCACATTCCCTGATATCACGTCTACCGGGTATTGAATATATGCCTTATTTGTTGCTGAAGAAATCATCCGCAGGCGTATCCTCCTTGCTATCTACATTGCCACGAGTCATTTTCTTGCTACGAGGGGTAAATCCATATTCCTTAGCGATATCTAGATATTGAGTCCAACTCTCACGCATAATGTTAGCCTCTGGTCTCTTGACAATTTCACCCTTTAAATTCTTCATTGTTAATCCTTGCTCAGACACGACATCCACACATTCGAGATAACAGTCATAGGCGGTAGCCATTCTATGGAGCTGCGGAATATCCCCCACTGTCAATTCTCCACGATCACAAAGTTCTCTCACTATATCGCATATGACCTTTCGAGTCGCCTTATGCTTGATAGTCTTTGGCAACTGGAAGGAAATATCCTTGGATTTACTTATTATCGTATATCTAGTACCCATGTTTAACATATTTAACTATTTGGCGAATTTCAAAAAACGCCGTGCGTGTGAAGCGAATTGGGACGTGGTTTCAACACTTCCCGCCTCTAAAAAATCATAAGGGGGGGGCTATGCCATCCTCCCGCTCCACGCATCCGGAATGATCCTCTTCAACTTATAACAATGACTCGTTTTATTAAGGGATGAAGCAAGAGGCATAATCCCCGCCTCAACCATTATTCCCTTAAACTCATCGTTGCTTATATAGCAGCCAAGCGCATCCCCAAAATAAGTCTTGAGATAATGGCTCTCATATCTTTCTCCCGTGCGGCTTGGCACGCAATGTCTATGTATCAATATCACGGCATTCTCTCTTTCTGTCCTTGTCATATCATTTTGTTTTTATTGTGTATAGCCGAGTGACATTCATCACACACGCTCATCAAGTTGTCATAATCAAATGCCAGCACTTTCCTAGACTCCGGATTATCCGTGGACATGAATGATTGGATATGATGTACATCGTCTGCCATTCTCGTAATGCCATTCCTCTCGCATATCTCACACAGAGGATTGTCACGAAGCTTGGCCTCCCTCATCTTCCTCCATCGAGCCGTATTATAGATAGCCATCCTTTCTTTACGCCTCTGGCTCGTCTGATCCCGCCTCTTCGGTTTGTATATCGTTGGCATACGCTTTATTCTTATATAGATTGTGATCTTGTTTTATCTCACTCATAACATTTCTGATCCTTTTTCTTATACGGTCCATTATATCGGAATCCGTTTTTAAGGTGTTGAATTTAGAGTCTTGAAGTATCAAGGTGATAGCGTTATGAAACATGTCCCCTTTATCCATGGATAAATACAACCGTCCATCATCGTTACGGAACTCACCCATCAATGTCAAGTAATATCTGGCGATCAGTTCTCTCGTTCGAACACCACAATCACCTTTTCTTATCGTGTTTATCCTTGCAGCCATTGACACCCTCCACGTCTTTTAATAATACATATATCCTGCCATCTCTCTTTATATACGATGCCTTGCCTTTTTCTACCATATTTCTTATGCTCCTCTCACTGATTCCATTCGCCTTGGATATATCCGATATACGATAGTAACCATGAGATACCGGGATCTTTCTCTTTGTCGCAAGATCCCCGATATTACACAAGTTGCCATCGGCATCATATACCTCATCCAATATCTTTGAGAGTCCCGCTTTTACGACCGCAGAGACATTAACGCCAGTAGCCTCGGCCACCTCGCACAACCTCATCCTTACATCAGGCGATACACGCAATGATATCATGTCATTTTTATTGTTCAAGTGCGGAATACCCATATCATAAATATATCTGTATTAAACAATTAAAGCGGAAAATGAAATATAAGTTAAAAAACAAGACGCATCACTTTATATTTCCACCACAGAGGCAAAGTTATTTAGAATGATTCTAAATAACAAATTATAAACAGTTTATTTTTAAATATTTACAACTAAAAAACTAAAACACATAAATCATGAAGCATTATAAATAAATATATTTGTGCAAATCAATCATATATACCATGAACGAGGAACTTAAACAACTTTTGGAGTGGTTTGATAACTATCAAATCACATTTAATGAAATCAGACTAAGCCCGTGCCAATATATCTTTGACCTACGGAAATTTATATCGGTCCAAACGAACTCTGTCCGGAAAAATTGGGACAATCCGACATTTGAGTATGATATTTTGAGCCTATATCAGCTTAAAAAAGTCTTGGAAGAGAAAGAGAAAGAAAATAAGGAATGACAATCATTGTATCGAGGATATTCCCTAAATTTGTATAGTGTTTAACTAAATAACTAATATCATGGCAAGAACTATCAATTATGAACTAAAGGCTCAAAAAATCAAGGGGCAAATAGACGAGTTAGTAACCGCTCTTTTAGAGGAAAGGAAAAATTCCTTTGACGAGAGCAATAAGAAAATAAAGATTGCAAATGTAGATCTGGAAGGGTTGAGCAGCCTTGAGTTGCAACAACTGCAAGTCCGAATTTCAAAGATTTTGGTCGAAAGGACAAAATAGTTCTATTTGTCGCATCAAAAAAGTATAACGCCCGTGTTTTTTCTGACACGGGCGTGTTTTATTGTTCTATTTCACCTCTCATCCCTGCTTTTCCTGTAGCCATTGACGTAATCTATAACCATGCGATTGGCCTCATCAACCTTTTTTTGATCCAGCCTTATATAAATAGATGTTATTGGCGATCCTATCTCATGACCTAAAGCGGCGGATATCGTCTCCTTCGGTATATCGAGCGAGGCGGCTATAGTGGCCCACGTGTGACGCGCCCAGTACGAGGATAGGCCGGGAAACAATGAGTCTCCTCCTTTTTCCTTTCCTATCTTCTTTAACCTTGTAGCCATTCTTATCATAAAATAACCATAATCTCCATTTTCCTCTGGTACGGCAACTACCTTGCCATCTCCTTCGTACCTTTTTATTATTTCCATAGCCTCCGGTTCTATCTTGATGGAATATAACTTCCCTGTCTTAGATCTCCGATATTCCAGCCGTCCGTTTACAATTTGGCAATCACCAAATAGGTCCACACCATTTATACCGATAAGATAAAACATAAGCATAAAGATATCTCTATATTTAACCGCTATTCCTTCTAATTTGTAATCCCTAAGTGCTATCAATTCATCTACAGTAAGGGATCTCTTTCTCGTTTGTTCAGTTCTAATCGAGAATTTTCTAAATGGGTAATTACTGATAAGCTCTTCATCTATGGCATAATTTATTACAGCTCTTATATTTCTAAGATGTACCGCTCGTGAGTTTATGCTAAGCCCCCTCTCTTCCATTCGCTTGTCTATCCCGATTAACCAAGCTTTATCTATATCCCCTATAGGCATATCGAACCCTAGCGACACTATCTTCCTCTTAGTGGCCTCATAGGTTATAATAGTATTCTTCCTGCTTTTCGTAACAATAAACCTGTCAAAACAATCCACTATCGTTATCTCTTTCCTAGGCTTGCCCGATATAGCCTCCTCTATTATAGCCTTCAAAGCCGTGTCCGATATACCCGCCAACCTTCCGTCCATCTCTAGTCTATACATAACTTCCTCAGCCTTGTTTATAGCTGCTCTTAATGCCATGTTCCTAGACTTATAGTTCGGAGCTTTCTTGGAGTATTGGCACGAATCCCACTCATCTATCTTGGACGTGAAGGATGTCTTGACATAAAACTTCTTGTGATGACTCACGTACAACTTGACGGGATATGTCCCGTCCTTTTTAGCTCTCCTGATGTCGAGATAATACGCTATACTTCCCATGATGTTTGTTTTTTGTGTCGCAAATTTGCGACAAATTTGCGACACAAAGCTACAATATAACCATAGATAACCATAGATAACCGCAGTTAATTAAGTAAAACGTATTCTTCTTTTTATAACAAACAAAGCACAAAACACTAATTATCAATACAATAACAAAACAAGCAAGAAGTTATACATATATGTTTCGTAAACATTTATTCCAGCATATTTAAGAACGCATCCTCGTTGATAATCTT